TGGTTTCTGCCCAATTGACAGCTTCTGGTGTATCGGCATCAACAACAATAAACTTGCCACATATCAGAGCTACAACAAGGTCATCTCGGCCTTGAAACCATTTTGTTATCTCTTCTGTCGTCGGTTGTCGTTCTTTGAACTTTTGCCACCCACCTAACTCTTTTGGTGGTACTTTGTTATGGCGCAGTAAGGGTACAGGGCTATAGCCACTTTCCGCATACGCAAGAGCGAGTTCCAACGCAGAATCCTGCGCGGACGCTTTGACGTTTAACACTATTCAACCGCTTCACTTGTATCTTTACTTTCTTCGTCAATAGGACCGTATATTGAAAAGAAGTCTAGCTTGCCTTCTGATGCCATAATTATTTTTTTGGCTTGCTCGGTTGAAGGTTGCCTATTGCCATACCTCCAAGCTTTAACTGTATGCGGCGAGCAATCAAATAATTTTGCCGCCGTATCTATACCTATAAACTCGATATATTTACTAAGTGTTACTCGTTTCACTTCACGCTCCTTAAATGCAGGCTCAAGTCCCTGACTGTATAAATCCATCAGTTCTTTTTCGCCTATTTGTTGTTGTCTGTGGAAGTAATTTATCTTCCATTGATTCGGGTTGATTTTTGCTTTGTTCATCTGTACTATATGTCTAATTGTGTTTTCTTAGAATTGTAACTGAAAACATTTACATTAACAACTGGAGAAAAAAATGAACATAAGTATTCAGGACCGCATCAAGTCACCGAGCGATTTAGTTGAGTCGCAAGGCGCCAAACTTTTAGTATACGGCGAAAGTGGTGCGGGTAAAACAACTCTTTGTCAAACGGCTCCTGGTAAAACATTAGTCGTTAGTATGGAGAGTGGTCTTCTGTCTATTAAAGATGCTCCTGACCTCGATGCGATCGAAGTCAAAGAGGCTTCTGAAATAGAAGAGATAGCTCAACTACTAGAGAACGGAACACTTAAATACGACACAGTTTGTCTTGATAGTGTTACGGAAATGGCTGAAATATTGCTTTCGCAAGAAAAAGCCAAAAGCAAAGATCCTAGACGTGCGTACGGTGAGGTCATCGAAGTGATGATTAAAACGATGCGTAGGTTTAGAGATTTGCCTGTCCACGTCATATTCATTGCCAAACAAAGCAGAGAACGTGATGAACAGACAGGGGCATATCATTACCAACCTATGATGGTTGGCGCCAAACTTCCTACGCAGATACCTTACTTCTTTGATGAAGTTTTGGTTCTTCGTACGTTTGACGACGAAAATGAAGAAGGTAAAACCGTCACCTCAAGATGGTTACAAACGAGAATTGGTCAGAACTATATTGCCAAGGATCGTTCAGGTAAGTTAGACGGGTTTGAGTCACCTGATCTAGCTAGTGTAATTAACAAACTCGGATTTGCGGGAGGTGCAGAATGAGTGACTTTGAAGGATTGGATATAGATTTGGATGCCGCAGAGAGTAGCTCTGCAATTCCAGAGGGTGATTACCCTGTCGTAATATTGTCTTGCGAAAAGACAACATCAGCTGCTGGAAACGATTACTTGAAACTAGAGACAGAGGTTACAGGTGATAGTTACGCGGGATGGAAGTTGAGAAAGAACTTCAATCTTTGGTACACAAATGACGACAAACAAAAGCAAGAAGAAATTAGAGGCTACGCCAATAACGACTTTGCTCGTTTGGCAAAAGCGGTTGGTTTCAAAGAAGTTCCTAAGACTGCTTGGGAGTTTCAAAACAAAACTTTTGAGGCCAGAGTTGTCATAGTAGAGGATGAAAGTGGAGAGTATGGTCCAAGTAACGAAATCAAATCGTTCTTGCCATTACAAGCTGAGTCTGCTCCGAAAGCGGTAGACTTGCCACCTAGTATGGATGAATCAAACGATGCTTCTCCAGGTGAGGCGGCTACCCCAAGCAAACCCTCACTATAATCGTTCGGCTACGCTAGGAGTCGTTAGAGCCACGCTCAACCTAGCACTTTCCGTATAAATCCCAATTAGTTTTTAAGATAGATAACCAATCGTCCATAGTCATAACGGCTATAGCTTGATTGTCGCGTACCCAATCAGGATTGATCGCGTACAGAGGTATGCAAACTCGTATCGGTTTGCGGTTGTATTTGTAGATAAGTACGGGGATGTTGTCGTCGCAACTCGCACATACTTGTCGCCACCATTCAGGCTTTACCCAATCGCCTTCTTTGTAGAACTTACACTCTATCGCGTGGTTGGGTATTTGCAGATCGCAAAGATCTCGTTGCTGATATTGATCTAG